CGACATCGCCATCGGCCGTCACCGCGTCCTTGATCGGCGCCAGCGGATCGCGGCCATAGCCCAGCAGCTCCGAATTCAGCAGCGGCTGCTCCGCCCCCAGCGAGGTGCTGGCGAAGGGCATGCGGGTGAAGCCGCCCACGGGCGGCGTTCCATAGGTCGTTTCGAACGCAAGCGCCATCAGCGCCCGCGCCCCCTGGGCTCGTGCCATGGTGTTCTCCTCGGGTTGTCGGGGTCAGGCCAGCGGGTCGGCCGTGGAATAGTGCAGCACGACCGGGAGTGAGGCGGATCAGACGACAGTCCAGTGGACTGTCGTCCCGCCGAACGCGGCCTTCAGGCTGGCCGCAGGTTCACGCCAGTGGATCGGATGTCGAATAGTGCAGCATCACCGGGATGATAGCCGCTTTCAGACTGGCCGCGCCCTCGACCGGCAGATCGACGGGCCGTGGCGCTTCCGCCTCGACCCAGTCGCAGAGTCCGCCGAGCGTGCGGTCGGCGGCAAGCATGGCTCCGATGCTGGCGGTCAGCGTGTCGAACGCGGCATCACGCGCCGCGCCTTGGACCACCGCCTCGATCTCGGCGCGGTGCTGGTAGTGGTAAGCGAGCGGCGACAGCGTGACGTCCGGCTCACCCGGCTCGCCATCACGCAGGATCAGCAATCCCTCGGCCGGCACGCGCTCTGGCTGCACCTCGCCGCGGAGGGCGGTGGCGGGCAGCGCCGAGAGCCGCGCGTGCAGCGCGGAGAGGATGGTTTCGCGGGGGCTGGGCATTCCATACAACTTTCACACGTGTCTGCACCTTGTTGACAGCATCACCTGGCCAGCCTATCTTCACAAGTGTCTGCACCTTGTGAGGGAAGCAATGGCTACCGAAAACACGACACGCGTTTCATTTCGTCTGAAGACCGACGTATTTGACCTGGTTCAGAAGCTGTCGGCCGATGCCGGTCTGGATCCGTCGGCTTTCATGCAGCGCGCTCTCGAACGTGCTGTGTACGAGCATCTTCCGCCGGAAAGGCAAAAGGAGCTCGACAACATGGAAACGCTTTACAACGCCGCGCAGCGCAAAGCGCGTGAGGTATTCGACGCCGGGCGCTTCGATGAACACTTCACGCTAACGGTTTTCCGCGAGCTCATGTCCGACGCGAAGACACGCCATCTGTACGAGCAAGTCATTGAGGCTGACGCATATACCGACGGCGCGACAAAGAAGACCCCGCTCAATATGTATCTCGGCTGGTACATCAAGAACGCGATCAGTGCCCAGCCGTTGCTGGACGACGCGGGGAAGCCACGGCGCGCGTTCGTCAAGGGCGAGCCAATCAAGAGCTACACGTTGCTTCAGAGTTCGGCGGCTCGCACGCCTGTTCTCGCAAACACGCAGGAGGTTTGAGCGATGAGCGATCATACAAAAATTCTTGCATCGATCGGAGCTTCGACAGACGCCGATCAGCTGCGACGCTTTCGGGAGAACGCTCAGAAGAAGGGAGTCACCGTTGTCGCAGATGCGGCATTCAGACGCTTGATCGAGATCCTCCCCGAACAGGCACCGGGTAGCATTGAACATGATTTCTGGATGACGATTCACGCCTTCGAGGAGGTCCTTCGGGATGAGCGCGGAAAAACCGTTCGCCTGTCCAGAACTCGGCAGAAGATTGGCCGAGTGGGGGTAAAGCAGACGCTGATAGACTTTGCCACGAGCAAAGCTCCCACGGATGGCTTCAACATGTTGATCGAACGAGGTCTCCCCGAACTGACAGGTGAGGCTCTCGTCCTGAAACACAGCGGAGCTTTTGATTTAGGAGTGCAAAACGCTGCCAAGCAGCGGTTGGAGGATGCGGGCGTAGACATCACCAAGCTCCAATCGAGCTGGTAGTGATTTTCCGGTTCGTTCAGACCCTTCCCTCCACCCAATTCGCCACGATCAGCCCCGGCACACCGTCCAACGCACGATCCGCGTCCCGTGCGAGGTCCAGCCGCTTCGGCAGCTTGACCTGCGGGACCAGCAGGAAGATCGGCGCGGTGACCTTGCCGCGCCCGGTCTTCGAGCGCGACACCACCGCCTGACCCTTCGTGTTCAGCCGGCCCTCGGCCACCAGCAGGCTCGGGCCCGTCCGGCGATAGACGAACCGTAGCCGCAATCCGCGGCGTCGTTCCCATTCGCCCGGGGTGATACGGCCGCCCCGCAGAGATTTGCCCGCGGCGGGCAGCGGGATCGCCAACCAGAACCCGTTTTTTGATCGGATCAGCGGGCCGGTGTCATGCGCGCCGACGATGACCGGGGCCTTCGACCAGACCAGTGCTGCGGCGTCCAGGCTTTCGCCCGACCTCGGGAAGTTCTGGCTCCGGATCGAGTTGGCGAGCCGGGGGCCGAGCCCCGCGCCGGTGATCTGCAGCCGCCACGCCGTCTTCAGCCCGGTCCCGGCCTCGCGCATGGCGGCCGTGACAGCGCGTTCGCCCGCCGCCACCTCCGTCGCCATCATCGCGACGATGTCGGGATCGATGTCGAGCTTCAGTTTCATCGCGGTCACGCCGGGCGCAGATCGACGGTCCAGACCAGCCGCTCGCGGTCGCGGACAGGCTCGCCCTGAATGAGGAAGGCGTCGCCGTCGATCTCGATGCGGTCGCCGGGACGCGGGTTCGCCACCTCGGCGACGCGCAGGTCGATCCGAGTGGTCTCGGACCAGAGCCGCGCGTCGCCGAAGTCGGTCACGGCATCGGCGCGCCGGGCGACGACGCGCACCAGCTGGGGCGCGCCGCCGTCGGCGAGGTAGACCGCGTCCCGTCCGATGTTCGGATCGGCGAAGAGCGCACCAACAGCGGCGGCGAAGGCGCTCATCAGAACGTCGCGTTCAGGCGGACCCGGCCGATGGTGTCGCCCGCGCCGCTGGCCACCGCTTCGACGGCCACGCCGATCAGGGTGTTGTCGGTGGCGACCGTGGTGCAGCGCTTGTTGGTGTCGTCCCAATAGACCTTGGCGCCGACGGTCCAGGCCTGCGAACCGACCTTGGTGATGTCGAAGACGCCGACGAGCGCGGTCTCGACGGGCTCACCGAGGGCGGCCGCTCCCGCGGCGATGCCGAAGATGGAGCCGACGAGCAGGCCATCGCCGGAGGCGACGGCATAGGGCGCGGTCAGGGTGATGGTGTTGCCGGGCTGGACGTAGGTTTTCATGATGGGGATCCTCGTGGAAAGACGAAGGGCGGCCCGTCAGGACCGCCCGTGTGTCAGGGTTCAGGATGGGGTGCGGGTTACGCGCCCGGGTTCTTGTAGAGGCCGCGCCAGTCGATGGCCTTGGCGCCGAAGTCGAGGCGGCACTTGATCTCGACGCCGTCGACGTCGAAGCCGTTGCGGGTCTCGATGTAGGCGCCCTGCTGACCCTCGAGATAGGCGTACTCGATGGTGTCGATCTGGTTCGGGCTGGCCGCCAGATACCAGGCGGTCTCGCTCGCGGCGTCGAGGCGCGGCTCGCTGATCGGCGCGAGCGTGCGGATCGACTGCGGCACGACGCTGGACGTCGCGGCGGGCACGAGGTTCTGGGCGACCAGCTGCTCGGCCTTCAGTTCCAGCGAGGCGGGCACGATCAGGAAGGCGGGGCGGACGTTCAGCACCGTCTTCTTGTCGAGCCCCGTCTGCTTGGCCATCGCGGCGCGGGCCGCGCCGACGCTGCCGACATCGAGCGCCGCGCCGGTGCCCGCGAGGTTCTTGTGGGTGGTGTGGAAGAGCGCGTTGCCGTCGGCCATCGCCGGGTTGGCGGTGATGATCCCCCAGACCACGTCCGACTCCAGCTGCGCGATGGAGTTGCCATACATCGCCGGGATGCGGGTGAAGGCGTCGAGATCGTCGTTGATCAGCGTCTGGCGGGTGATCGCGACCACCCGGCCATAGGTCTTGACCTTGTAGCTCTCCTTGCTCTCACCGAGCGTCCCGCGCTTGAACTCGCCGCTTTCGCCGACCTCCAGCAGCTGCGGCGCTTCGCCGAGCTGGACCCGGTGCATCGCCTTGAAGTCGGTGGCGAGCACCTGGCGGCAGAACAGCATGAAGGTGCGGGGATAGGCCTCGTAGGCCTGCCGCAGGGTCTTGTTGGTGACCGCCGAGAGGATTTCGGGGAAGTCCGAGGTCGAATGCAGGGCCCGCGTCGCCACCTCGTCGCGCGAGAGGCCGCGCGTGTTGACGCCGGCATTGCCGAGGCTTTCGCGGGCGAGCTCCAGCAGCGTCATGCCGCGGTACTGGCGCGCGGCGTCCTCCAGCTGGAACAGCGTCGGGCTGTAGCGGTGCAGCAGCGCGTTGGCCACCGCGTCGCGGCGGGTGATGCGCTCGTCGCGCCCGCCGAGCGGGACGGAGACATGCGGGAAGGCCCGGGTCTCGTCGGACTTGGCGGCGACCTGATCGAGGATCAGTCGGCGGGACTCGTCCACGCTGACGCCGCGCTTGACCAGATCCTCGGCAAAGCCGCGCTCGAGATGGAGCTTGTCGGGGAGAACCTGGACCTGCGTGCGGACGACCTGTCCCGCGTGACCGGGCCGAAGAAAGCCGCTAGGGTCAGGACTCATAGCCAGTAGATGACGAGTGCTGCGAGAGCGATGGCTGAC